ACGGGGAGTGTTAGGAATAGCCAGAAGCGGGAGTGTTAGAGCGTGTCAGGCTTTTTTGCCTGGCCCGACCAAATTTTTTTATGAGGGGGTGAGAAAATGGGCGAACAGACTGAGGAACAGAAGTGGAGTCCGACGATAGCGAGGTACAGCTTGGGACCGAACGTGATGGTGGTAGCACGGACGCGGATCGAGGGAGCGTGGGGGGCTTACTGTGCAGCGGTGCAGGGACAGTCGATCTCGCATGATGAGAAGTTCACGTTGGACAACGGAACGAAGCTGCCAGAGAAGATAGCGAGGACGATCTTCGAGCAGTTCGAGGAACTGAAGTACGTTTCTTGAGTTCGCCCTGGGCCACGCGCGGGATCAAACCCACCATACCCCTCAATGTGGGCGGGGCCGGGGCGATTCAATAGGGGGAATGTTAGCGTTCTAGGGACATTGGGACTGTTAGATGTGCACCTACTCGGGGAATGTTAGAGCGGAAAGTTAGAGCGGCTTCTGACTCGGGGAGTGTTAGCAATAGTAGGATAGGGATGGAACACGGATACGAACCCGTCACAGATCTGGAATCCCACAAAAAGAGGCACGAGTATCTACACCGGAGGCTGGATGAACTTCTGGCCGACTGGATCGACCACACCGGAGGGCTTCCTTCGGAGTGCAGCCTGGACGCATTTCTGAAGTGGGCCTACGAGCAGACGGAGAACCCGACAGGACCGCACGAATGAGCTTTGTGTATTCGAGCGCGGAAGCAGAGGGGGCCATGCCGAACGGGACACTTGTCGAGAAGCAAAATTCTGAACCTGAAGACGGTCACCCGGATGGAGAGCGAGGAAAGATCGTGGGAAGCATGGGGCCGCTTGAGGAGCCAGTCCTGGGGTGTCGGTACGGGTATTTCGTCATGTGGGAAGAGAATCCAGAAGTTCCGGTGTTCATTATGGAGACCAAGCTCAAGAAGTACGAAGAATGAGAATCAACATCACCCTGATCCTTTGGTTCCTTCTGCTGGTTCTGTCGAGTGCCGGGATTTGGTGTCCTTCGCCTGATATTAAAACACCGAAATCGGATATTAAAATGCGGATTGGAGATATTTGAATGTACCTCGTCGTCGTGTATGAGGATGGGAAGTGCAAGAAGATTCGGCTGGAATTGCCAGTGGAAGTGACGGAGGGGAAGCACCTGGACAAGATCAAATGCGCCAACGGGACGGAGTATTTCTTCACCAAGGAAGGTTACTATGACGGGTGGGGTCGCCCAATGACGGGAGATCCGGACAAACTCGAAGTGATTGACCCGTAAGGAGGGTGACATGGAATTGAAAGATCGGCTGACTCTTTTGGTGGACAAAGGCGGTGGAGGGACGAGGAATGAGTTGATGGTGGAACTGATTCTCCAGCTGGAGACATTGAACGAGACTCTGAAGCGGGGGATCATCACTTTCAATGGGGGGGATGCTGAAGACGTGGAGGAAGAGGAGGAAACCGAAGAAGAGTGAACTGCGTTGAGTGCGGAGAGGTAGACAAAAGAGGGTGGGGACTCAAACAGGACCGCTGCGGGGATTGCTACCAGACAAATCCAGGTCTTCGGCGCCGAGTTCATTGCGTCAATGAGCCGGTGTGCAAGTGGAAGGGCATCCGTCAGCAGAATGGTAAGAGTTTTCGACGACCCTGCCCCCGGTGTGGGGACTATGTGATCATGTACGACATTGTGATGTTTGACCAGGAGGAACGGATACTGGTCGACATGGCGGTGATGGCGAAGGTGTCATGAAAGTCGCTTACCTGGAAGACCTGGAGGACGCAGCTGCCCGGGGCTGTCAAACCCCTGGCTGTGACCACAAGCACGCTGGCCCTCTGTACCTCCATGCCTTCTGCCACAAGCACGCTGGCATGTCTGTCAGTTTTGAGTTCGGGAACGGCTATCTCACTGTCGCTTGCTCCAGGTGTGAGCAGGAAGTGATCCGGATCCAGGTTGAGTCGAAAGGGAGAGGGGAATGTTAGCTGCCAGCCTCGTAGGGGGAATGTTAGACCGCTTAGCTGAGAGGGCGAATATAACAATTATGTGATATTCGGGGAAACACGGATGGAAAAGAGGGAAAACACGGGTGAAAATCACGAAAAGGCTACTCAGACTACAGAAAAGGACCAAATGGAGTTGGGAGAGGATGTGCCGGGAGATGCACCGCGTCAACGGCGAGGAAGGCCCATCCCACACGACTCTCTTCCGGTATGCCAATAAAAGAGTCGCTCGGCCGAACAAACTCACTCTGCGCTGGATTGAGAGCGCGATCGACGGGATTGAAGTCGAGTTGATGAAGAAAAAGGGATTATGAGACTCGACGAAGACAGCTTTGTGATAGCGGTGTGGATGGTCCCGGCAAATGCGAACGATGAGCGGCCGTTCGATTGGATGTGCACAATCTGGCGAAAGAAGAAAGAGGACAAGGAGATTCAGGGCGAATACCGCTTCCGTTACCACGATTCAGAACATGAAGATCCTTGGTTGTCCGGTCCTGAGGATGAAAGGAGCTTCTGGGTCTTTACCACTACTGAGCATGAGAAGAAAGCTATAGAGAATCTTCACATGCTGGCTGGATTGGTCTCGATGAAGAACAGAACGACCGTGGATTTCACCCGGATTAATGGTGGAATGGACCGCTACATGGAAATTATGAAGGCGAAGCCCTGGTGCTCGATTAAGGTGGTGGCTAAACAATGAATTTATCTAAAGACCTGACGACCGAAGAGTGCTACAAGCCTGCCCTGGAGATAACCGATCCTGACAAGGCCAAGGAATACCTGGAAGCTCTCATCGAAAGAAGCATGGAGCATTTCGACAACAGCCGAGAGGAAGCGGAGCGCATCGAGAAAGGGAACCTGGGGTACTACTGTGGCTACTACGGAACGGAAGCCATGATCCGGGTCCACAAACTGTTCGACTGTGAGCACTACATATTCGGTAAAGTGGAATCGGCTGACGATTTACCATCAGATGAGGAGATTTTTGAAATGGGTAGGAAGTGGGCCGAGTCTGGGGGAAGGGAAACCAAATGATTAAGTTCCTGGCGAAAATGGAAAGCGGTAACATGCTTGGAATAGGTCTCTCAGAAAAAAATGTCGAACTGCTCAAGGAAGGCAAACCCATCAAGATTGACCTGGACGAAATGATATCGCCAGGGGGGGGGCATCAAACACACAGAACTCACGGATTTGAAGCAAATTGTGGTGTTTTATGGGACCACAGAGGAGGAAATGGCGAAGGATCTCAAGGACGTTATATCGTCTGATACGCTCGTCCATCGGTTTGACGACCGACAAGATGTATAATGAGTTGTAGCAACCAGGTGCTTGGGGGATGGCTGGCAATAACCGAGGGGGAATCGCCAGCTGCTCGAACGAGGGATGATGCTCCCCGCTCCTATCCTTCTCACTGGTGAGTACAGACGCCTGTACTTTATGAACCTGAAAGACCTTCTTCCAAGCGACGACGTAGATGAGCTGTTCACGCTCCTGGATTCAAAGGACCATTGGCTCCTTCTGATCGTTGATTTCCAACCTGTCACAGCGATCATAGGCGCATTATCCAAAATGATGCTTCACCCGCCCAGGTCCTTCCGTGTGACAGGCCTACCGCCAGTGATCGCCCTTCCGAAAAAAGACATATCCACGAAGGCTCTGGCCGGGATTATGAGTACGGCCGGGGGGGGGTCCGATTCCGGAAGACCTCCTCCAGCGAATGATAGGGGACCGGTGCGTGATCCTGTGCGCGGAGCCTAAGTCGCTTCAGTTGGGAATTGAATCCATGGAAAGGTTCATGAAGCTGCACCGGGATTGGAAGACGGAGAGGTACGGAATCCAGCTGTTCTTCATCACCAACCGGCTCTACAAGGAAGATTACGACTCGGCCATTGATTTCCTGGCCTGGCTGCTGGCCGGCGTGGTCTGCTACACGGCCAACGACAAATATAAAACAGATGTGGAGATCGTGACGAACATTGCCGAACAGGTCTGGCACGGAGCCACTGGAGGAGGTAAAGAGAAGGCAGATAAGACCGCCAAGGCGATCAAAGATCAGACTCCCCACATGGAAGAATCCCTGAAGGTCCTGGATGGCGTGGCGCAGGACCTGGAGGCCAAGGATCGGGCCATCTGCGTCTTGCACCAATGGATGAGGGCCGACGTGCTTCCCTCAGAGTGTGCACAGTGGGCTGCATCGAACATGGGGTTGTGCCTGACGCTGCTTGGAGGGGATCTCAATGGACGTATCGCGGAGGTCTCCGAAAAGATCCTGGTCCGGATCCGGGACAGAACCTTTGCGACGAACCTTTGGGTGAAGCAGCGCAGCTCAGTTCCCATTGAGAAATTGGGCAGACCCCTTGACGAGCGTCAGAAAATAGAACCAGATAAAGATTAACCACCAAAAAGGAGGTAAATCATGGAGGGATTACTGAAATGGATTGCAGCCAGGCTGAAGGAGCCAAGCACCTATACGGGTTTGGCGACCATCCTCACGGCTGCTGGAATCTTTCTATCGCCTGAACTGTGGCTTGGGATCGGTACAGCTGGTGCTGCGGTTGTCGGCCTCATTCAAGTGATCAAGAAAGAAATTGAGAAGAGGGCAGCGCAGCCCCCGAGACCAGCTGGCCCAGGAGGGACCGTATGAGAAAGCTATTGATTCTGCTTTTCTTTATCTGTCCAGCGTTCGGGCAAGTCCAGCAGATCCAATTTCCCGCTCCGCTCTTTTGGGACGCGAACACAGATGGGGTGACAGTAGAGTATGGAGCGTTCAGTTCCTCGACCTCATGCACGGATCCGAATCCGAGTCCAGCGAACTGCGTGGCGTTCAACAGGGTAGCGACGGTCTCTCATACTCCGCTGACCATCTGCACTCCCGATTGCATCACCTGGACCGATCCCGGTCCGGTGGTGTTCGGCCAAAGCACGTTCTATCGTGTCACGGCTTTGAACAGCAGCGGGAATGAAAGCGCGTTCTCGGATGAACTTGAGCTGATCTGGCTGGAACCGACACCTGATGTTCCGGGTAAACCTAGAACAAACACCGTAATCACTTTCATCATTCGAGAGAACGGGCCACAGGTGGATGAGGTCGTCGGGCAATTCGTCAGTGGGTTGAGAACATCACCCTAGCTGTCAATTATAATTGACAGCGTCCAGTGGGGGGTCATCGTCTAACAGGCAAGGATGCCGGACGCTCAATCCGGAGACACGGGTTCGAGTCCCGCATGATCCCCCTCTTAAATTCTTTTAACGACATACACACCCGTCTGTGCTAGTATCCCCGTGGGAGTCTCTCACGGTTCTTGTTCACGCAGACCGTGTGTCCGGGACTTCACAGGTAGGGGAGCCGTCGGGGGTGAGAGTTCGGCGGCTCCCCGTTATATCGCCAAAATCGTTCAAAGGAGTGGATATGGGATTGAGTGAATCAGATCTTTCAGCAGCAAAGGAAACGGGTTCGATCGAACTCATCACGAAGCACTTACATCAAGTTGCGGAGGAGTTGGAAAAACAGACCACGGCTTTTACGAAAAGGTTAGGCCCGATCCTCAGAGAGCGGAACCCTGAAATTGAAGAGGACAGGGCAAAGTTGGTCCCCGCCAATATTCATACCTCACCCGTCAGTGGCAAGTGCGGCCTGGCCGTTGAGTTGGTGACGGTCTTTCAGAAACTGCGAGCGGTCGAAATACAGAACGAAACGATTTTGAGAAACCTGGACCTCTAAATGGGCCGCTATGCTTCCCAAACCTCAGTCTCAACCGAGAAGTCCCGAAACGAAATTGAACGGACTCTCCAGCGATATGGGGCCAGTGGGTTCGGGTTCTGGCTGGAGGACGACAAGGCCCTGGTGCAGTTCACCATCGAGAACCTCAAGATCGCCTTTAACCTTCCCATGCCTGATCGAAAGAGCGAAGAATTTACCATGAGCAGCCACGAAAACGACTGGCAGCGTAAGCCCCTGGCAGC